CAAAATGATATTAGAAAAAACCGAAGTAGTTTAAGTGGTAAAACGACAATTAGGGAGTGCGCACCCCGACCGTAAACAGAAGTTGTAAACGTGGGTTCGAACCCCACCTCGGTTACAAATGGCATTTCATCACACCACTGCAATAAAACGCATTCGGCAGGTGGCCGCCCGAAAGAAAGTGATTCAGGGCGGGACATCTGCTGGATGTTGACCCCCACTGGGCAACTGGTGGGGGAACGGAAAAACCTACGCGATCCTCGCAGTGCTGATCCACATAGCAGCCAAGGCCAAGACCGAGATCAGCGTCGTATCTGAATCAATCCCGCACCTGCGACGTGGTGCGATGAAGGACTTTGGCAAGGTCATGCAGTGGACGAACCGCTGGCGTGACGAAGGCTGGAACAAGACGCTGCTAACCTACACCTTCGCCAACGGCAGCACGATTGAATTCTTCAGTGCAGATCAGGAGGCGAAGCTACGCGGCGCACGGCGGCAGGTGCTATACATAAACGAGGCCAACAACATCGAGTTTGAGGCGTACCATCAGCTTGCCATCCGAACAAGCGAAGCCATCTACATTGACTTCAACCCGGTGTCGGAGTTCTGGGCGCACACGGAGGTCTTGGCCGAGCAAGACAGTGAGTTGATCGTGCTGACCTACCGCGACAATGAGGCGCTGCCGGCGACGATCCGCGACGACATCGAAGCGGCGCAGGTCAAGGCGGCAACATCGACGTACTGGGCGAACTGGTGGAAGGTCTACGGCTTGGGCGAAGTCGGATCACTGCAGGGCGTGGTCTTTGACGATTGGCAGCAGGTTGACGGCATCGACTTTGCTGGTGACAAGCTGGTCGCCATTGGCTTGGACTGGGGATACACGAATGACCCTACGGCGGTGGTGGCCGTTTACAAGCGTGGCAGTGCAGTGCTGGTTCATGAGCTGATGTACAGCACAGGCTTGACCAACCAAGACATCGCGGATCAGCTACGCAAGCTGGGCATCGGCAGGTCGTGGCCGATCATCGCGGACAGTGCAGAACCCAAGAGTATCGAAGAGGTGCATCGCCTTGGCTTCAACATTCACCCGGCGACGAAGGGCGCGGACAGCATTAGGAACAGCATCGACATCCTGAAGCGGCAGCCGATGCTCGTGACGCGTGAATCGACGAACCTGATCAAGGAACTACGCAACTACACTTGGGACACCGATCGCACAGGTGCGTCGCTTGGTGTGCCGATAGACCGGTATAACCACGCCATCGACGCGGTTAGGTACGTCGCGTTGAACAAGCTATCTGCCAACGCTGGGGGCAGGTATGTCATCATGTAGTAAATTTGCAGATATGATACATCCAACCGCAATAATTGAAGAAGGCGTAGAACTTGGCGAGAACGTCAAGGTCTGGGCATTTGCACACATCCGCACTGGTGCCAAGATTGGCGACAACTGCGTCATCGGCGAAGGCGCGCACATTGACACTGGCGTTCAAATTGGCAGCAACGTCAAAATTCAAAATCACGCGTTGATATACCACGGCTGCATCATTGGCAATGATGTATTTATCGGCCCGAATGTGGTGACGACCAACGACTACTATCCCAGCGTGTTTGGCGACTGGAAGAACAACGGCAGGTTTCGATCCACCTACTTCTGCAAAGGTTGCAGCGTCGGTGCGAACAGCACGATTGTTTGTGGCGTACGTATTGGCGTAAACGCGTTGATCGGCGCAGGCAGTGTGGTGACGCGTGACATCCCCGATGGCTTTCTTGCGTATGGCAACCCGGCGCGACCAATTAAACAAAAGCCATGAACATACTGATAGCCTCATTGTTCTTCCGCCAGTACACAGGTTCGGAACTTTACGTCTTGCAGGTAGCGAAGGGATTGAAGGCGATGGGTCATAAGGTCACGGTCACGTCACCATACATGGACTACCCGATGATTGCCGAGGCGCAGATGGCAGGGGTGCTGATCAAACCATTTGCAGAGTTGACAGGTCGCGAAGCCTACAACGTCATCCACGTCCAGCATAAGCAAGTCACTGATTACTTGTGTGCGTTATTCCCACAAACGCCAAAGGTCGCGACGATACATAGCGTCTATTTCGATTTAGAGCGACCTGTGAAGCACGAAAGCATCAAGGAGTACATCAGTATAGCACGACACGAGAAAGACGAAATACACGCGCGATATGGCGTCCCTCTCAATAAGATACACGTCATCTACAACCCTGTCGATTACACACGGTTTAATACGGAGGGGGCGCAGGATGGCGATTACGTTTTACTTGCCGGAACACTCGACTACATGCGCAAGGCGATGATTTACGATGCGGCGGCGTGGTGCAAGGATAACGACAGGCGTTTCTTTTTGGTTGGCTACAACAATGGCGACTTTTTTGAGGACTTAAAAAGTCGCTACCCTGTCCACTATTACGAAGCCGTGTCTAATATTGAAGCCTTGGTCAAGGGGTGTCACTTTGCCTGTGGTCTGCATATTGGCAGGACAACGATTGAGGCTTGGATGTGCGGCAAGGCTGTGATGAGTTATCACTTTAACGCTGAAGGTGCGGTGACCAAGCGCGAGATGCTGACAGTACCCGGCGACATTGCAGACTACCGCGTCGAAAGCGTCTGCAAGAAACTTTACGATTTATACATTGAAGCATTGAAAGCATGAGCCTCCTGAACAAAATCACCGTAGACCAGTTTCAGCGCATTGTGTCGATTGAAGCCAACAGCATCTACACGACCAGCGACAAGAAGATCGGCGTTGTTGCCGTGATTGACAATATCCCAATCGAGCAGGTCAAGAAGATGACGATTGCCGAGGTCAACAAGCGGTATGGTGAGATCAACGCGGCGAGCAAGGCACTGCCAACGCTGGCAGCTAAGCGATTCGCACATATCGGTCGCAAGTGGTATCGCTTTGAGTGGTTCATCGACGAAATCAGCGCAGGGCAGTTGGTTGAGTTGTATTCCTACGACATGACGAGCGAGCAGGGTGTTATTGACAACTTGCACCTGATATTGGCGACGCTTTCGAGGGAGTGCAAGGTGTGGAAGTGGTGGCCGAAGGCATATGACGGCAAGGGTCATAAGCAGCGCGCAGAGGTGATGTTGCAGATGAAGATGGGTGACGTTTGGGGATATGCCGCTTTTTTTTTGCAGCTTTCAGAGCCTTTGTTGACGATTATGCGGAGGTCTTTGACGGATCAGGAGATGACGACGACAACGGCCAAGGTGTAAAAAAGCCGAACTACGGCTGGGTTGGCGTGGTCTACAGGATGGCCGGGAAAGATCCTCTGCGCATGGACCAGGTATTCAACATGCCGGCGAGGGAGTTCATGAACGCACTGTTGCTGATGAAGGCGATGCCGTAGTGCATAGATTTCGGCGTTGCGATATTTACCTGCATGAAGTTTACCACGGAGATAGAAGGCGACGTACTGGGCGTTGGCGCTGACGTGACTAAGGAGTTCAGCCTGTCGCGATCGCCTGACGTGAACGCGGCGCTAATTCGATGGATGCAGGATGTTATCAAGCTGACGGTTGAAGGCATTGAGCGCGTTGACGCCAAGGCTACGCTCAACCTGCGCCAGTCGGTAGGCTTCGCGGAGTTGCCGATTGAGCAAAAGGTCGCACAGGTCGCGATGGAGATGGCATCGTACTGGAAGTTCGTCGAGTACGGCGTCAATGGGGTGCGCGTCAACAGGGGGTCGCCGTTCAGCTTTCGCAGCATCAACCCAAGCGAAAAAGACGTCGCTGACATCCGCAAGTGGGCGGTGGACAAGGCACTCGGCATCCCTGCCGACGAAATCGACGCGGCGGCATACAACATCGCCAAGTCAATCAAGCGCAGAGGCATCAAGGGGCGGCCATTCCTCAACCCGGTACTAAGCGAGGCGAAGATGGACGAACTGGTAACAAATATCGCGCAGGTCGTGGGCAAGGAAATATCAATTTCAATCAACGTATGAGCATAACTATAATATCATCGCTTCCATCGCTGCTACCAGTCGGCAATAGCGACGTGGTGGTGGTGTCAAGCAACAACACAGCCTCCGCTAACTTCCGCTTTGTCTGCGACGTGTCGGGGTCGCTTTCGTCTGCGCGCTTGAAGTGCGACAAGCTGCCGACGACGAACAACGGCTTCTTCGGGGTGAGCAAGGTTGTTGAGACACTGATTGCGCCGAAGATACCACAGCTGACCAGCGGCTGGCAGGATGGCGGCTACGCTGTCAACACGAACCTGACCTTCCGCGAGGAGTTTGGCTCACCTCCGACGGTGGCGACAGGCGGCACAGCATCAGCGTCGCTGATCGCGTGGCAGGCGGCGTTTCGTCAGCAGGACTACGCGGCCTATTCGCCGAGTGGGTATCAGGCTAACACGATAGCGGGTGCTACGGTCACCGTGAGCAACAGACCTACATCGTATACGTTGGCAAGTGCTGATCATGACTTTCTTGGATTCCTAATCAAGGCAGGCAGTACGCCAGTTGCGGAGATTCAATACAACGACACAAGCGGGGCAAGTGCGCGTGTTTTCACTGTAACGGGCAGCAGCAACATCAGCAATTACTTCAACATGGGCGCGCTTGGCTTGTACAACCTGACGGCAGGGCAGACCAGCGATAGCGACGACGGATCAGTGCTATTTCCGTTGGTAGGCGCAAGCTATACGGTGCGCCTTATTTTGGATGACGCCGCTGATGACAAAGACCGCACCCCAACATACACGATCACGATCGACAACTGCCAGCGTTACAACGACCTGCGTGTTTTCTTCCGAAACATGTACGGCGGTGTTGACGGCTACACGTTTACACGGATGAACAGGCAGCGCGTCGATGTTGACCGCAAGACCTACGGCTACAACGCCAGTGTCTACGGCGATGACGTGTATGATAAGCAGTGGTCGGTGACGTACCGCGACAACTACACGCTGAACAGCGACTGGCTCACCGATGCGGAGTTCAGCTGGCTGCAAGAGATGATCTACGCTTCGGAGTGCTGGATTCAGCTTGGCACGCAGCTGGTGCCGGTCGTGGTGCAGACCAACACCTACAACGTCCGCAAGCGCGTGGTTGATAAATTGCAGCAGATCAGCGTTGACGTTCAGGTGGCCTATGAAAATACCGCGCTATGAGTAACGTTAAATTCGTCTGCTACCCGGACGCGGATGCGCCATCAACAGGCTTTGATCTTGACGTTTCGGGCGACACCGACATTGCGGTCACCTTCAGCGTTCAGGATTTGGCTGACGTCACCAAGCGCAAGGGTGCGTTCAGCAAGACGATTGCGTTGCCATCCACGAAGGGCAACGACGCCGCGTTTCGCCACGCCTACAACGTGCAGAGTTTCGTCGGCGGTTTCACGCCAAACAAGCAGGTCAAGTGCGCGGTGTGGAGTGACGGCGTTCAGGTATTCGCTGGCACTATGCAGCTGTTGTCAATGACGGTGATGAAGAACCAAGCGACCTATGAGGTCGCTATCTACGGCGAGGAGGTGGCGCTCTTCAGCAACATGGCTGACGTTAAGCTTGTTGACACTGTCGGCGTGACCGGCATGAACCACACCTTTAGCGTGTCGCTTGTGACTGGCAGCTGGGATGACACCTTCAGCGATGGCAGCGGCTATGTTTACGGAATGGTCGATGCTGCTGGCCACTTCCATTGCTACGATGTTAGCAACCCAACAGGTCCTTTAGCACCGCTGTTTAGTTCAGTCACGCCAATCTTCGACAGGTTGATCCCGATTGAGTTGATGCGGCCAAACATTTGGGTCAAGAAGATGGTCGACTTAATTTTCGCGCAGCACGGCTATCGCTATCAGTCGGCTTTCTTTGACACCGCGGAGTTTGAGCGCATGGTCATCCCTTACGCGGGCGACGCCTTCGCTTATGTTAGCGCCTCGGATAAGTGCTATGTTGGCAGCGAGTTAGTGACGTGGGATGCCGCCGAAGAAAAGACAATCATCTTTGACGAAACTGGCGATCCGTTCTTCAACGGCGGCGACGGTAAGGTCAACACTACGACTGGCCTCTATACAAGTAGCAGCCAATATGCAGGCATGTATCGACTTCGCTTTGAAGGCCTGTTTGCTGGCGGCGCTGACCCGACTACGTTCATCATATCGGCTAAGGACAATGCCGGCAACGTGCTTAAGGATCAGTATGGCAACAACATCCAAATCACCCAAACAATTGGCACTACGGAGCGCGTTCTATCTCTTGACGCTACCCTCGTTTTCCTCGCCGCTGGCACGTTGAAGATAACGATTGACTGCGACACAGGAGGCTCAACGATGGATGCCGGTACGTTGCAGGTCAACTTACTGGAGCGCTTCTCCGTTGTCGGCCAATCAATGGACATGCGCACGGCGCTACCTGCCGACACTTTGCAGATTGACCTACTCGCCGATTTGCAGAAGATGTTTAACCTGTACTTCTACCAGTCGCCGCAAGATCCGTCGCTCATCTACATTGAGCCGTGGACTACGTTCTACTCCAGCGAAGTCGTTGATTGGTCGCAGAAGTCCGACGAAAACGCGGAGATGACAATGGTATGCGGCGATCCTGAATTGCGCAAGCGCTTCACCTTTGCGTACCGCGATGGTGGCGAGGCGCTATCTAAGCAGTACCGCAACACCTGGCAGACAGGCTATGGATCAAGGCAGTATGACACCGACAACTTCTACGGCCGCGGTGAGCAGGTCATCGAAACAAAGGCGGCAACAGTCATCCCAGCGCAGTATCGCACGAATATCGTTATGGGCAGGACGTGGGACGTGGAGGCGGATGGCAGCATACGTACTATGAAGACAGGTTACAGGCTGGCGCAGTACAACTACGTTAAGATGCAGCCGTCGCCAAGTGGCAGCGTTGAAACGTGGCTTTGGATTGATGGCTTCAAGACTACGGTAAGTAGCTGGGTCAGTGGCGACACGTTGCCATACATCGGGCATGTTGACAATCCGTACAACCCAAGCCAAGACTTGGCGTTTGGTATGCCGAGGCAGCTTTACTTTGCCTTGCCGGATGGACAAGCAGGTTTCACGCCGTACACCAACAACAACCTATTCAACGTCTACTGGAAGAACTACATCGAAGAAATAGCGAGCAAGGAGGCGATGCAGGTTGAGGCAACCTTCCTGCTGACCGTAAGCGACATCGCGACGCTTGACTTCCGCATCCCGATTTACTGGCACGGCATCAAGTGGCGGCTGCTTGAGATTAAAGATTATAGGATCGGGCAAAACGTCATGTGCCGGGTGACGCTGCGCCGCATCTTAAACCTCGCCGAGTTCAGCGCGCAGTCTGTCGACCCTGTTGGCAACTACAACCTCAACGCGGAGGTGCAAGGTGAGTATTACCCGCAAATCGTCAACCCAATAAAAGGCAAGTAATGGCAGAAGTAGACAAAGAGATCACCGTCAAGGTCAGGGCGGAGGACGACACCCAGAAGGCGACGCAGTCAGCGAAGGCACGCCTCCGCGACCTTCAGAAGCAGATGCTTGACCTTGAGGCGGCGGGGCAGAAGAACACCGACCAGTTCCGGCGGATGGCTGCCGAGGCAGGATCGCTGAAGGACGCTATCGGCGACACGAGCGCACAGGTCAAGGCGTTGGCGTCGGATACGCGGACGCTGGACACGTTCACCTCTGCGATTCAAGGCATTGCAGGCGGCTTCGCTGTTGCGCAGGGTGCAGCCGCGTTGTTTGGCGAGGAGAGTGAGGATGTGCAGAAGGCAATGATGAAGGTTCAGGCGGCTTTGGCGTTGGTGAATGGTGCAACGGCTATTGCTAACGCTTTGAACAAGGACTCCGCGCTTATGGTCAACCTGAACGCGGCGGCGCAGCGTGCCTATGCGTTGGCAGTCGGCACGAGCACAGGGGCGATGAAGGCGTTTCGCTTGGCGCTCATAGCAACAGGCATCGGCGCGGCGGTGGTAGCTATTGGCTTGCTCGTGTCGAATTGGGATAAATTGACGGCAGCGGTGCAGCGATTCTTGGGCATTGAGCCTAAGAAAGCGGTTGCAGACGTGACTTTGGAGTTGGAGAGGCAAATCGAAGTGATGGAGGCAAGAGGCGAATCGCAAATGCAAATCTTCGCCAAAGAATTTGATTTATCAAGGCAGAGAATTAAAAACGCTAAAGACGAGGAAGCTCTGGCAGAGGCTTATCACAAGCACAACCTATTGCGGGCGCAATACGAGGTGTATATCAACAAGCAGGCGCTCGATAAAAAGAAGAAGGATCAGGAGGACTACCTTCGAGCCGTTGAAGCCTTTAACAAGAAGAAGGCCGAGAATGATGCGTCATATATCTACGCTGGTGTTAATGGCTTGGAGCAGTTTTTACAAAAAGGCAAACAAGTTGAGCAGGAGTTAGTGGTTGTCAAAAGAACTGGCGTCGCAGAGCAGAAAAAAGCAGACGCGGATGATGATGCACTTGATGCAATGAGGGCGCAGCGCAAAATTGATCGCGCCAAGCAAGTGCTGCAAGGCATCGCAGACTTAACGACGCTATTTTCCGGCAAGAGCGAAAAAGCACAGCGCAGAGCCTTTGACATCAACAAGAAGGCGTCAATGGGTACTGCAATCATTGACGGCATCACGGCAACGCAAAAAGCGTTTAAGTCAGCACCACCTCCGTTGAGTTATATCTTGGCGGCGGCGGCAGCGGCGGCAGCGGCTTTGCGTGTAAAAGCTATAAGCAATCAGCAGTTTCAAGGTTCATCAACGGCCGACATTGGCGGCGGAGGCGGATCAGCACCTCCAACGACAGGAGGCTTCGCATCGGGAGGCGGAGTGATGAACCCGAATAGCCAGCTGACCAACCCGAATCAAGATGCAGGCGGAGGGCAAGGTCAAGGCATGCGTGCGTATGTCGTTGAATCAGACGTGCGCACAGTATCAGGGCGCTTGCGTAGGATCAGCGAATTTGCACAGTTGGGCAACTGATGATATTTAACGCTATGGAACTACCAGTCTACCTGATGACCATTGACGAAGTTGACGAAGGCGTCAGCTACGTCGCCCTCGTTGAATCCCCTGCGATTGAACGGCCATTTCAGGCGTTCAGCAAAGAGAAGATGCGATTCACCGAAACAGGCGAAAAGCGCGTGTTGACAGGGCCGTTGATGCTGGCCGATACGCCGATCATACGCCGCGACAAAACGCGGGGCGAGTACTTCGTTATATTCCAGAGAGAAACCATCCGCAAGATGGTGCAGAAGTATTTTAAGCAGGGCAACCAGCACAACGTCAACGCTGAACACAGCACCGCCATTGATGGCGTGTACATGTTTGAAAGCTACCTGATCGACAGAGACCGAGGCATCAACCCACCGAATGGCTACGAGGACGCGAAGGATGGCAGCTGGTTTGGTAGCTTCAAGGTCGAGAACGACAAAGTGTGGGAGGATCGCGAACAGTTCACCGGGTTCAGCATTGAAGGCTACTTCGGGATGCAACCTACTGACAGCGAGATAGAGGTGGCGATGGCGGAGTTTGCCGAAGCCTTTGAGAGTTTTTTGCATACTATCAAATCAAACGATATTTAACACTATGAACCTATCAGATCGAATTTCAGAGTTAACCCGCGTGTTGCGCAGCTTCTCCGCTGCACCAGCGCCAGCCGCAGCGCCGTTGGCGTTCAGCGACTATAAATTGGAGGATGGCACGATGATCCGCGTCGATGGCGAGTTAGCCGTTGGCACGTTGGTCTACGTCGTCACCGAAGAGGGGTTGCTACCTGCACCTGATGGCGCGCATAGCATCCCAGAGGTCGGAGTGGTGACCACCGAGGGCGGCAAGATCGTTGAGATCGGCGACGCTGCACCAGCACCTGCACCTGAAGCCGTTGAGGCGCAAGAGGTAGAGATTGAAGTGACACCCGAAGGCGAAGAGACGCCTGCTGATCCACATGAAGAGAGGATGCAAGCTATGGAGGCGGCTATCGCTGCCTTGGCGGCAAAGGTTGAGGAGATGATGGCGAAGATGGGCGGCGAGGTTGAGGCTAACGCCGCAAGGTTCAGCACTATTGACACGGCATTGTCAGCGTTGGCGCAGATGCCTACCGCTGCGCCGAAGAAAAGAGCAAGCGACGCGGTTGTTGAATCCGTGAAGATGAGCCGCGCCAGCCGCCTTGCAGAATTGAATGAAACCCTAAAAACCCTTAAAAAATAAACTATGTCATTTTCAATTGGAGGACTAACCGACTATGTGGAGCAGAATAAGCTCCCGTTGTTGACCACTGCCGTTTTCGACGCGAAAACGCAGACGCTCATGCAGAAGCGCGTGGGCGTAAAAAATCAAGAGGCGTTAAACCTTATGGACACCGACGCCGTGTTTCAATCTGCCACCGCTTGTGCGTGGGTAGCCAACGGAACTACAACATTCAGCCAGCGCGTTATCAGCGTTGCGCGTGTGAAAGTTCAGGAGGAGTTGTGCCCTCGCGAGTTGGAAACAAAGTGGCTTGCCACCCAGCTTTCTCAAGGCAGCAACTACGAAGGCGTGCCGTTTGAGCAGGCGTTTGCGACGCAGAAGGCTAAGAAGATTGCCGCTAACATCGAAACTGCAATTTGGCAGTCGACATCGGCAACAGGTGCTTCTGGATGGACAGGCTCGTCTGCATCAATAAGCGGTGACGCGACTTTGAACAAGACCGTAGGCCTTTTGCACCTGATGGAGAAGACGACGGCATCAGGTTCTATCGTGTCATCGTTGGCCGGTGCTGCATTCAGCGACGCGACAATCGTGTCGGCGTTTGAAAACGTATACCAAAACATCCCTGTTGCGATTGTGTCACGTCCTGACCTTGTTGCCTTTTGCGGCTGGGACGTGTATCGCTTGTTGGCTAATAAGCTGGTCAGCGTTAACCTATTCCAAGGCGACCTCGGCCAATTGGCAGGCGGTGAGATGTTCTTCCCCGGCACGAACCTGAAAGTCGTTGCGGTGAACGGTATGAACAACACGCGCAGGATCGTGGCAACGTCGCTTGAGAATTTGTTTTACGGCACGGACTTGTTGAGCGACGAAGATCAATTCCGCATCTGGGCATCATACGACAATGACCAAGTGCGCTTCCAAGCCGCGTTTAAGTACGGCGTGCAGTTCGCCTTCCCGGAGCAGATGGTGTTGTATAAAGCGTCGA